CATCACGTACTTCTTTACCAACAACCATTGTGTTTGGCTTGAAGCCACCTGACTTAAGCTGCATTACACGGCGTAGGTCAGTTACGTTTTGGATTGGTTTAGCAGCAGCATCATCCCAATACAGGAGGTTAGTTCCTGATGTTGAGCTAGCACCGTCATAGTTGGTTCCCCAGATGTTGTCTGAGAAGAAGTTTGTAGCAAACTGCTCTTCACGATGGATCATCAGACGCATCGCCAGAGTTTCAGCACCAGCAGAACGGATCTCTAATGCAGCATCTTCGTTAGCCAAAGTCTGTTCATCAAAGTCCATACCAAGACCATAAACGTCAGCGAAGTAGCTGCTGTTTGAGATGGTCATACCGATACGGTTTACTTCTGTACGTGGAGCTAATTTAGCCACGTCACCTGTGCGGTTCATGTTCGCACGGTCATAGAGGTAGTATTTGTCAGATTGTTTCTGAACACCTACCGTGGGAAATACTTTATCCGCAATAAAGTTTTCTTGTGATTGTGCATAGGCCAGTGTGAGGTTAGTCAACGGCTGGTCAATATGCACTGCGGATGGAGTTAGCAAGGGCATTGTTTATTCCTTTCTTGCAAATTAAGCGTGCGTATTGCCGCCTTGGATGAGTTCGATAGCCATGATCTGGCCGTCTACAGCAGCTTCCAAAGCGTAACCCATGATGTGATCATTAGAGGTTGCTGGAGCGCAGTTACCATCGGCATCAGAAGCAATTTCATCACCAGCAGTAATAGTAGTACCCGCTTCAACCATTACTTTACCAGAAACAGCTATAGTAGATGCGTTGGTTGCTGCAGCGTCTACTACGCAAACACCGAAAGCTTGATCACCATCGGCGCAGGTTACTACATCAGCACCTGATAGTTTAACGAATTTAAATTGTGCGACACCACCAGATCCTGCGATCATTGTTCGAGTGTCACGAGATTGCATTACAGCCATCTTTATTCTCCTTTATAGGATTTGTTGATAAGAGCCTTACCTTCATCGGTTTTAGCTACAGCAGCGTAAGCTACGGCGTAGTGGCTCTTCTTCATTTTGTTTTCGTCCATGTAGGACTTGACAAGTGCATCTAGTTTATCGTTTGCGGTGGCGAACTCACCATCTGCATCAGACTTACCAACTTCTTCCATTGACTCTGCGAAGACTGCATCTGCACCTTTAAGAGCTTCCATAATTGCTTCATTCTCTGAGAATGCTTTTGTCAGAGATTTAGCTACATCAAGGTTGAAGTTAGGCAGGGCTTCTTTTGCTTTCTCAGCAAGGGCAGCATCTGCTTTTTCGATTTCAGCAGTTTCTAAAGCCTTCAAGATAGGCGCTGGAATATCTGCTTTGTTGATTTGCTCACCGTCATACTCAACGTACTCAGGCTCTACTTTCTTTTCGATTGACTCAGCTTTAATTACAAAACCATTATCGATTAGAGATTTACGAAGACGCATGTTCTCTTCTTTAAGAGTAACTTCAAGAGCTTTAAGAGTCTCGATCTCAAGCTCTTCAACGGTTGCATCTTCAGCTTTCTTCATGTCCTGTTGATACATCTTCATAGCCTCTTCTTCAGACATACCTTTATCCATGTATGGCTTCAGTTTAGCTTTAAGATCATCAGACATTTTTTCTACTTCATGTTCCATAGGTTCTCCACTGGAATTGTCACGCTTGTACAAGGAGACTGTTGCCTGTGCGTTTGCTGGACGATCCACCAAAGACAATTCCTCCAACTCAAGCTGTTTTAAAAGGTTAGGCACTATAGTCCTCCTTGATTGCACGACCCCCGATAGAGAAGGCCGCAAGTTCACCAGACTTGACCTTTGCCCAGACATTGTCATCATGGACTTTGAAGGCTACAATCCAGCCCTCACGATCACTCTGTATGCCAAGGGAGTCACCTATCTCTTTAGTGATAGGCATAGAGTGGATAACTGACCCAATCTGTTCCCCTGTATGCATTTGTTTACCTACACGAATATGCTCCATGAACGTATTCACAGCTTTCACTAACGTGTCAGGTTCGATTACATCACCTTGACGGTCAACCACTGGTTCACCTTTCTCGGTAACAACTGAGGCCCATCCGTAAACTAGACGTTGTTCTTCGTCAGCCTTAAGGATCTTACCTTCAATACTTTTTGTAAGAGGTCTATTGTGAGTGTAGCCTCTTTCCTTCAAATCTAGATGTTGCTCATAGGTAGCAGCTATTAAAGCATCACCTGTCTTAGGATCATACATATTATGAGGTTTAAAATCTTCTTCTGCTTTGGTCATACTGCCTACAGTGGACCCACTCCACATACGACAGGACCAGTATCTAGCAGAGGTCTTATCTGTAGCTGTGTCACAAGAATGCCTAGAGCGAAAATTAGCTCTGGCTTTAGGATCATCTCGACGGATTTCCATGTTAGGATCACCGAAGGTAACTTTCTTGGTCTTGTCACCATCTTTAACATAAACACCGAACTTCTTGCTTGAACCCGCTGGAAGTCTAAAAGGTTTGTTTAAAGGTTTCTCAGCCTTGTCTACATAGTAACCATCGTCCATCTTCTTAGTGCTAGAAGGGTGACCAGAAGGAAGTAAGTCCTTGTCGTGCTTAGGTGACTTAGATCCAGCTACAATCTTTAAGAAGCTGTTTACTCTAGCCATTGCCCATTGTTCAGGACCAGTTACATTAGGTCTAACAGACCCAGGGTTAGTTCTATAAGCACCTACACCCCTGTTGTACACTGTCTGCAGCATACTTGTTGTAACCTTGTGCTTAGACTTAGCGTTATGTGTTTTTACTTTTTCAGCTAACCCTTTAGGCATTACACAACGTCCTTCTTAATAACTACATTGATAGGGTCAGTGTTAGGAAAAGTTTCCCTTTTACCATCCGCTTTTATAACCTCAAACTCTGCAAAAAATGTACCTGAAGTATCTGTATCCCCAACCTGCCACTCGTAGCTGACAAGACCGTTTAAGGCATCGTCTATAGTGACTGCTTGATTTACCTTTACTACCTGAACAGAGTTTGCCATTTTAAAAACTACACTTTGTGCCCCTGTTAGGTTTTCACCATTACCTGCTGGACCCCTAAGAGTGGCTTGAAATACAGGAGAGGTGTCGTTTTGTTTTATAAAGAAGTCTGGCATTCTAACCTACGCTGTTTTTTGATAAGTTTACTGTGACTGAGTTCTTACTTAGATTTACAGTTACGGAGTTTAAGGCTCCCACTTTACCTTTGAATACAAAGCTAGTCTGACCAACATCAACTAAACCGGATACTATATCTTGAGCTATTAGCGCCTGACGTTGCAGAAGTACTACTACACCTGAATCAGGAGGATCTGCTGAAACGGATACTGGAGAAATCGAAAGTGTTGTCTCTGTAAGGTCTGCGGAACCTATATCAGGAACACCTGATACTACTGAATCTACAGGCTCATTACGTTGGTAAAGGGGGGTTCCTACATCAGGTACACCAGAGATAAAACCAATAGGTAAGTTTTCAAAGTGTTGTGAAAGTTGGATTACATCTACTACAGGGTTTCCAGAACTTACGTCATCAGCTGAAAGAGACTCGTTTTGAGATAGATCACAGTCGTTTACAACATGTGTTTGAGTAGACAAGCTATCTGCTTGGATAGAGTGGTCTTGGTTTAAACCTGTGTTATCTACTAAGTGGGTCTGACCATTTAAATTATTGGGAGACAGTACGTGATGCTGCTCTATTGAAGAAGAGTCTACAGTTGGTATTTCAGAAGCTACATCAACAGGAGCAAGATTATGGTTTACAGTAAGGCCTGCGTCACCTACAGTAGGAGTGCCAGCGTCAAACCCTAAAAGACCTACACCAGTTAAGAGATGTGTTAGTGTAGCGTCATTCGTTGTAAAAGGTTGAGGGGGGTTAAACCTAAAGGAATAAAGATAAGGCCAAGCAGTGTAAAAGTTTCCGGTGTAAGTTGACGCAACATTAAGACGCCACTTATCCACATTAAAACTAAATCCGGCCACAGTCCCACTGAGCCAATTAGGTATAGTGTAAGTATCGTATACACCTGACCCAGACTGTTGTTGCAACTCAAGCTGGTTACCAGAAGAAGCAATTTTTACTGGAAAGGCTGTACTGTCAGTTGTGGCATGACTTGCGCTGTCCTCCATCCAACTCATAGGAGAAGTTCCAGTAACTATATCATCTAACCCAACGTGTCCACTTGTACCTGCTGCAGGTGGATTACCACTACCAGTGTAACTGTTAAAGGTTACAGAAATACTAGCGGGAGTTGACCCGCTTTTATACAGCCTAACGTAGCAATACATCCACACAGAGGAGCTACCAGACACCTTTTCGATGTAACCCTGAAACTCAATCCTAGAACTGTTTTCATTTATACTTGAGGAAGGTACTGCAGACCAAAAATTGCCGTAGTAATAACTACTGCTTGTTTCTAATACTGTAGATTTATGACTAACAGTACCGTTAAAAAAGTTGTTTCTAGCGTTGTCGTATCCAGCTAACCTCTGGTCACCTAAATCAGGAGTACCTGCTGTAACCCCATTAGCTGACAACTGAAGATCAAAGGCACTGAACACAGGACTGTCTAAAGTCGGAGAACCTGCAGTAATACCTAAGGGTGTTAGAGACTGCGTTTCATCTAGGTCAGGGCTATCTGTAACAGGGTTACCAGACGTTGTATCATTAAGTGATACAGAATGTACCTGAGTTATTCCTGTGGCCTCAACAGTAGGTGCAGAGGTAGAAAGATCTGAAGTGTTGAATACACTTACTTGAGAGATTGTAGTGTTAGCTACAACAGTAGTACCAGTGGAAACAGAGCTTGGTGTAAGTGTAAAGTTTTGTGTAGATGTAGTATTATCTACAACAGGGACACCTGTAGAAATATCCGTAGTAGAGACTGTGTGTACTTGTGACACACTTAAAATGTCTACAACAGGGTTCTGCGAGGTTACCCCTGTGCTTGTAAAAGAGTGTACCTGTGTTAGGTCTACACTGTCTGCAGAGGGTGTTTCAGAGCTTACTGTGTTAGGCGTTAATGCGTGGAACTCATCTAAGTCTGTAGAACCTATAGTGGGTGTTCCAGTGGAAATATCTGAAGTATTTATAGAGTAGTCTTCTGATAGGGAAGAAGTACCTACAGAAGGAGTACCAGTGGAAATGCCTACAGTGGTTAAAGAGTGTTCTTGAGTAGGTACAGTAGAACCTACTGTAGGTGTACCCGCAGAAAGTTCTGTATTGGTTAAAGAGTGTTCTTGAGTAAAGTTTACGTTAGCTACAGAAGTAGCTTGAGTAGAGATACTAACAGCTGTTAGCTCTACCTTAACCAGTCCGTCATCGGCTAGTGGTGCTGATGCGAGAGGACTAAAGCCTAGCATTAGTTACCTTTCAGCGCACCAAGCATTAACAAGCGCTGCAACTTCAGCGTTTGTCATATCACTTTCATCCTCATTTTTAATTGGGTGTCGAGAGTGAATGCCTTGAACCGCCGCCACTAGCTCTGACTGTGTGTAAGTTGTTACTGTGTCTGGAACGTAGTACTCTCTAGCACTTTCGTCGGGCGACCAACCAATCATCGTATTATTATCTGGATCAGAAAAATAACCACCATCAGCAACCCACGCTGGAGCTTTCATCCCGCCATCAGTCATATGTAATTTATACTCAAGATACATCTTGATCATCCTTCTTTTCAATTTGCATCATATATTCGGTGTTTAGGAAATCAGCTTTTCCGAAGATGCGTTCAGCGGTTTTGTCTGCATTTTTACAGTACTTATTTGCCATCTGATCTAAGAACTCTTCTAAGTCGTTACTGTGTAAAAGCTCGTGCTTTGCAATTCGATCAGCAGTGTGTTTGATGTAGCCGCTTACTTCAGTTAAACCAACTTGAGGGTGAACCCCGTACTGTGTCATATATTCAATAGTAGCTGTTGAAGCTCTGCCGCCATCCATTAGGTTTCTGTACATTAACTCAAACCCACGCCTAACGTGGTGACGCTTTTCTTCTGCCTCAAAAGCAACCTCATCCCATTCTTCAATACCGTGTGCTTCTTTGATGTTTTCGTAAGCGTCGATCATAGTAGCAATGTCTTTAATGCTACCGTTAATCTTGTTCTCAATTGACACAAGAGAGTGACGCTTATGGCGTAGCTTGGCCTCAGACACGACGTCATCTAAGCCCTCTAACTCCATTATTTCTTCTCGCAGTTCTGCGTGTGAAACTTGAGCCTCAGAGAGTGCCATCTTGCGCTTTTCAACTTCAGCCGTAACTTGGCGCAGCATACGCATAGGCGAATGGCCGTTAAGCATCGTCAGCGTCATCATATTAATAGTGGTCTGACTGTTATTACGATCAAACGCTCTTGTAGCCTGATCAATCATAGGTAGCTTTTCTGCTACCCGTGCAGCGGCTACCTGATTAATGTTTTCCGAAGCCTCGACGGGGAGACTAAACGTAATGGGTTTTGTTACCACTTGGGTCATTATTATGCGTTTCCTGATGTTGCTGTGCCAAGTCCATAATCGTAAGTTAGGTTCAACCAATTAGCAGCGTTGCCAGTAGTTTGTATTGTAATTTTTTGAGTAGTGACTGACGCTTGTTTTGTCGTAATAGCGGTAGTTCCATCAGAAGAGGCCGCTGAAGCCTTGGAGGCAGTTACTAAATCACCAAAGTCTGTAGCGTTTGATGGCGTGGAAATCGTAATATAATCAATCTCGTTTCGGTTACTGGAGTTAAATCCACCGAAAATTACCCCCCGTGTATCATCCGAAGTTCCAGCGCAAGTATTTCTAGCCACCGTTAAATCGCCAAAGTCTGTGGCGTTTGAGGGTGTAGCTAGGGTTACATATTGAATTATGTCTGTTTGAAGACTTATAAGCCCTCCCGCTATCACACCATAAACTGAATTACTCATACCCGCTGGGCCGTATCCTGTAGAAGCTGTTAAATCTCCAAAGTCCGTAGAGTTTGCTGGGGTAGCTATTGTTATGTAGTCAATAGCATTACCACGGTTTCCTCCAGCAAATATTCCATAAGTGCCATCGGATGCTGGAGCTTGTTCTCGACTGGAAGAAATTAAATCGCCAAAGTCTGCGGCGTCTGCAGCTGTAGCTATAGTAACATAGTCTATAACAGTGTTACGGGCAGTTGTTTGCCCTCCAGCAAAAACCCCATAAGTACCACTTGAGACACTGCCAAGTCTATCCCCACCAGCGGTTAAATTCCCAAAAGATGTTGACGATGTATCGGTTGAAATTGAAAAGTATTCAATGCCGTCTGTATCGGATCCAGAGCCAGCGAACAAAGCACGATCACCATAAAAACTTACAGGTACAACTATAGTAATTTCTTTAAACTCAGAGTTTAGATATTGGTATAACTTTTCATTAGTACTATCCCACCAGATGTCACCAATAGCTGGGCTGCTAGGCTCAGTGCCACTTGATGTGTAACCTTGCTCAATGGCATTGCCACCAACATTAAAACTGTTAGGAAAGTCTATCTCAGAACCGCCATTGCTCAGGGTGTTTATTTTAAGTGTACTCATTATGCAGCACTCCCTGACAAGCCAGTGGACGCATATCTAGCTTGTGTTAAATCTCCAAAATCAGTGGCGTTGCCAGTGGTCTGAATAGTGACGTAATCAATTACGTTCTGTACTGGTGAATATCCCCCAGCCCAAGTGCCGTAAGTTCCATCGGAAGAACTAGCATTCTTATATCTGTTCGCCGTTGGGTCGCCAAAGTCAGAGGCGTTTCCAGCGGTAGCCATTGTGAAATAATCTATTGTAGATGGCCCCGAACTATCGCCGTTATAAGCGCCTCCAATGACCGCCCTTGTGGCATCTGAACAACCCTGATGATCTGATTTGGTTACCGTTAAATCGCCAAAGTCTGTGGCGTTTGAGGGTGTGGCAAAAACCACGGTTTCAATGTTGTTAAGCCGAGAACCAATATACCCTCCTGCAAAAAAGCCATTAGTACCGTTAGATACGCCACACTGAGCGTAACCAGCATAAGTTAAATCACCGAAGTCAGCAGCATTACCTGT